CAACCACATCGAGCGGTACGAGGCGCGTTTGTAAACGTCCTGAGCGAGCGACTCGGTAGCCACCGCAAAGGCGTTAAAGACATTAGGACAAGCCATGATATGAAAAATTAACCGACGTTAAACCGACGTTATGGTTGGCCATCCATCCACCACACGGTGGCTGATTATCCAACCGGCTGCATGCGGAGTGTCATTGCCGCTTAGACGGTTGCGCTCGCTGACCAAGCGGGTGCATTGCTTAAGGTCGTTACGCGGGATGGAGCGATAGAAACGCTTATCGCGTCAATTAAAATGTGGCATCCATAGGGTTGGCCACTAGCTCCGATTGGATGGCGACGTACGAGCGATAACCCTTGATTGTCTCGATCCGATGCGGGGCGATGATTATCTCCCGTGCTATCATGCCGCGATAGGTGTACGGACCGGGAAAGGTGCCGGTCATCAGAACGTAAAAGTCGATTGCGCTCGTTTTCACGCTGTCCTTCCGCGCGTCCACCATCAGCTTTCCGCCATCGTACTTGGTCGTTTTGACATCGATGCGATATCCCGGCGGCGGCGGGATTGTCGCGTCGTAGAACGGATGCGGAGGTGGACGATCGGTGTCCAGGTCGGGATAGACATTGAACAAGCGGCAGAAAGCAATCTCTCCAGCTATGCCCTCCAAATCCACGGTCAGCGGCGACTGCGCGCTGATCTTCAAGTTCGTCACATTGAAATGGCGATTGTTTCCGTTGCGATGACGAGCGACGAAATGGGCCAGTTTCTGCTCGCAGTAGGTGAGAGTAATAGTTTGACCAATTTTAATTTTATTTAGCATGGTCAAAAAGGCGGAAAATTTTTGAGGGGGGTATCGTAAACGAAGCCCACCCGCAAAGGGGGTGCCACCCCGCCGGTCAAAAACTGTGCCATTCCCTAGGAAAAACAATCCTTTTCTGTCATAAGTAAAACTTATTCAATCCATAAGTTATCCAACGATGCCCAATGTGTGTTATATTCACTCTTTCCCAGTTTCTCCCGTCACCTGAATCTCAGCGATTCGATCCGGCATTGACCCAAGTAAATTGATCGAAACGGAAGCTTGTTCTCCAGTTTCACTCCATCCAAACACAAGCGCGCTGCGCTTTGCAACGCTTCCAAGGATAGTCTCCCGAGTCGCTTCATCCTTTATCCCTTCCAACGAATAACTTTCGATGCGTTCCAATGTTGAAGCGGCGTCCTGAGCAAGCTTAGACCTGACAAGCGCGGACAGGCTTTCTAGAGAAATTTCTTTCTTAGGTGAAATTGACATAGCCTCCCGCTTCACTTTCGTCACCCCTTCAAGACTCGCTTTGTTTGCAAGCGTTGCTTTGTTGACTTGCAAATCGTTCGCAATTGACTCCCAGCTTTGTCCCGCAAAGTAGAGGGCCTTAGCCTTTTCCCAAGTCTTTTTGTCCATTCGCATTTCACCGGACGCTAGGGTGTCGTCGTGAATCGTTCAAGGTAGTCTTTCCCTCATCTTGCCACCGTCAAGATACCGCATTTCCTCAGCAAATCCGCACGTTTTCCCCCTGTCGAAAAAAAGTTTGGAAAAGTTTGTTGACGTTGTTTTCCGGTTCGCCTAGCCTAGCGGCCCACGGTTGAATTTTAAGTCGAACGCATGAAAACACTGCAAATCCAACAAACTCCTTCGGGTCAATTCCGCTACCGCATCGTCCGCCACTTCGAAGACTTGGCGAAGACTTGCGTCATCGTCGTCGATTGGGAATTCGGCCCGTTCAATCGGGAAGAAACGATTGAGCAAGCCAAGGAACGGTTCTCTTTCGATGAAATCCAAACCCTGTAAATCCATGAAACGCTCCACCCTGAAACGCATCGCAATTGCGGCCCTTTTCGTCTCCCTCATTCTCATTCTCGGTTACCTTGAATCCTCCTTCGGCATCACCCCCAACCATTAATCCAATGAAATCCTTGCTCTCAATCGACACCAATGCCAAAACCGTCAAAGGTCAGCGCAAAGGTTACCTGACCGGCATTTTATACCTTGCGCCTGACCGCCTGTCCGGTCTGATCAACGTGTGCGCCAATGCATCCGACGGATGCCGTCAAACGTGCCTCTACTCTGCAGGTCGTGGTGCATTCAGCAGCGTTCAAAAATCCCGTATCGCGAAGACCGCCCACTACGTCAAAGACCGCCCCGCTTTCCTTGCCACGCTGACCGATAATGTCGCGACGGTCATCCGAAAAGCGAAAGCGAAACGGATGCATCCGGTCATCCGATTAAACGGGACATCCGATATCGGCTGGGAACGATACACGGTCATTCAAGCATTCAGGACGACCCGCTTTTACGACTACACCAAAAACTACGACCGCATGCTGTCGTTCCTAGATGGAAAACTCCCGTCCAATTACAGCCTGACCTTTTCGCGTTCAGAAGCAAACGAAAGCCAATGTCTCGAGGTCTTGAAACGCGGTGGCAATGTTGCGGTCGTTTTCCGAAAGTCTTTGCCCACGCATTGGAACGGATATCCGGTCATTAATGGCGATGAAAACGACCTCCGTTTCCTAGATCCGAAAGGTGTCGTCGTTGGTCTGACCGCGAAGGGTAAGGCAAAGACCGACACTACGGGATTTGTTGTCGGTTGAGTCGTGGCGCTGCGGAAACGCAGCGTCAATCTCAGTCTGCAGCATCAAATCAAAAAACAAAAAACCATATGGCCACACTAAGCAAACACGGATCGGAAATTGCGCGCTTCAATTATTTGCGCTTTAGCCTGTCCTTCCGAAGCGACGACACCATTCTGAAAAACGAGGGCGACGGATGGAAATTGGCGCGCCTAAAGGAAGGCGTCGAATTCAACGCTTTTCTTGCGGACTGTTATGCGCGCGAAAAATCCCGTTCGCGTGAATACAAAGACTATCGCGCCTCCGTCCTTGCTGAATTTCCCCTGTCCATTCGCGAAGTCTATTTGACCTTGGAAGACCTCATGGACGGCGACATCGATGGTCTGTGGTCATCCTTGGAAGATCAGGGCATCCACATTGACCTTGAAACGCTGCAATGGATTGACGGTCTGAAGAAAACTTGGCGCGCATCCAAGAAAGAAAGCGGGGTGTCCCTGTGAAGCTTGTCGAATTCCTTCGCGCGCGCGCCTTCGAAGATCCGTTCATCCTGGCCAATGAACGTTGGCAATATGTGACGGTCCGCAGACCGGACGGAGCCGAAGACATTGGCGTTTACCGCTTCTCCACGGACCTTTGCTACGACTACGCGGACTTCCGCGCGCTGTTTAACCTGGTTTGACCCACCCTACGCGCGCCATGCCGCAAGCGTGACGCGAAAGGGTAGGCCACCTATCCGCAATCAATCCATCCCATGCGCTACAAAATCCAACTCTCAACCTCAACCGGCGGCTGGTCAGACCTCCGCGAATCCGCAAACGACGGCCAGACCTACGAAACCTGTTTATTCCCCACGCGCAAAGCAGCCCTTGCCGCGCGCGAGGAGTTCTCCGAACTGTCCGAATTCCTCGAAACGACGCGCATCGTCACCACAGAAACTCCCGAAACCGAAAACATCTACGCCTAAGCATCCATGAAAACCCAATTCACCCCCGGCCCTTGGCGTGTTAATGGCGACTCGATCGTCGGCCCGTTTGGAAACACGATTGCGGAATGTTTCGGTTATTCAGTCCGCGCAACATCAGCAGACCAGAAGCGTCAAGGTGGACGCGAAGCCAACGCGCGCCTAATCGCCGCCGCGCCTGAATTGCTGGCTATCGTCCGCGCGCTACTGCCTCACGCGAACAACGAATGGACGCGCCTTGACGATCTGGCGCACCGTGGAAACCGGGAAAGCGAGGATTCGGCAATGGAACTCGACCGGCTAATCGAACACGCGCGCGAAACAATCCAAGAGATAACCGAAGACAATCAATGAAAACCCATACCCCCGGCCCATGGCATACAGCCGGCCTTAACGTCCGCGCTGGCGACGCTTTGATTTGTTACGCAACCAACCACTGGGCGGACGATGAAACCCCAGAATCCGAGCGACAGGCCAACGCAAATCTCATTGCCGCCGCGCCTGAGCTTCTCTCCGCCCTCGAACGTCTCGTTCACCCCATGGCCGACGACGAGGATCTAACCTACGCGCTCAAAATCATCGCCAAAGCGAAAGGCCAGCCATGAAAGTCTACTGGACAGCCTATTACGGAAAATTCCGAAGAAGCGAGTACACGTTCCAAGGTCGAAACGCCAAGCGCGACGCGCATCGACTGGTCAAACGATTCGGCGGTCGTGTGGTTCGTGAAATCATCTCGAAAGCGAAAGGTGAACTATGAAGAAACATGTTCACAAACCAAAGCAATCCATCGAACGCTGTTTCGTTGGTCCTGTAGAATCCGCTCGCCCGAACCCCCGCGCGCACGGCTGGGTCGAAGTTGAGCAAGTTTGTCGATGCGGCGCATGGCGACTGGTCAACGTGAACCAGCAGCAAAAGGAAACCGGCTATTGGCAACAGGATTAAAAACCCGCTAGAAACCTCACGCGCATCCATTAACGAATCATGCATCCACTCCTCCTCTCCGCCCTGATTCAGGTCGAATCCGGCGGCAACGATCAGGCCAAAGGCCGCCACGGCGAACTTGGCGCGCTGCAAATCAAGCCGATCCTGGTCCGCGACGTAAACCGCATCATGGGAACGCATTACGCGCACGCGCAAGTCACCAATCGCGCGGTTTCCACCTTTATCGCGCAGTCCTACCTAGCGCACTACGGCAAGAATCTCAGCGACGAATCGCTCGCTCGAATCTGGCAGGGAGGTCCGGTAGGCCACAAGAAATCCTCCACGCGCGCGTATTCCAAACGTGTGATGCGCGAACTCAACCGAATTTCAACCGTCAAGGAATCCTTTACAGTTGCCACCCAAACCGACCCTTTCACCGTCCGTTGAAACCCTAACACCCAATGAAACTAACCATAAGCAGCAAGGCAAACGCTCAGACGATCATCGACCTGTTCAATGCCATCATCACCGGCGAA